AAGTATTGAGACCATAAGTCTTGATAACCATTTGGAGCGGGAGTAGCAGAAAGACAAAACGCTTTAGCAAAATAGGCTCTCAGTACTTTAAGCAACTTAAATCTAGTCGTAGTATGTGATTTTACCATAGTTGACTCATCTAAAATAAGTAAACCGCGGAAAAATCTACCACCTAGATTTTTCTTAGACAGCCATTTTAAGCCATCGTAATTAACTATATAAATGTCTCTATCTAGCTTAAAGTTTTCATCTTTATCTTTGCCATGAAGAACTGTATAAGATAATGACGGGGCCCATTTAAGTATTTCTAATGGCCAAGTACTAACTGCAACTCTAAGAGGAGCTATAACTAAAACAGCTCCAGTATGATCAGCCTGCTGTTTATGATGCGCTAAAATGTATTCAAGCACAATTCTAGTCTTGCCTAAGCCCATGTCAATAGCAAGATAACCTGATTGTCTTTCACTCATCCATTGAATTGCATTCTTTTGATACGGATGAAGTGGAAACAGTTCGCTTGATTTTAACGAGTTTGACATTGTCATAATCATACCTCTTACTTGTGTCAGTACGACGAAGTTGATAGTACACAATTTCTATCGCATAGTGTTTAGCTAAAAAAGCTTGACTTAATGTTTTTACAAAAGCCCTTAAATCAGCCAGTACAGTATTAGCTATCGGACAACGCTTACAAGACTTATAAGGTATTTGAGCTCTAAGTCTTTTTGCTATAACCTGTTCTACCATATTACCATTTTTTATTATATCATTAAGAACAAGTATAGCCTGCGTACGCTCTTCTCCGTATAACTTAATAAGTTGCTCTCTAGTATACTTAGCCATTATTTGTCTCCTCTTACTTTCTTAAGTCGCGGATGACGAAGTCTACCTTCTTTTGAAAGTTCCATGTATTCAACTTCTATAGTCTTTCCAACTATAAGATTTGGATCAGCCATCCACATATCGCGCTGGTAATCAGAAAGACCACCGCCGATATGAACGTCAACACCATCCAAGTCACAAACAAGAGCACCGACTTTTTCTGCATATTTCCCTTGACCTTCTTCAATTCCTATTACCTCCAAGTCTATAGTGTCATGCGGCTTCAGCTTAAGCCAGTCATTATTTCTGCCATTATAAGGCAAGCCATCTTCTTTCTTGATGACTAGTCCCTCATATCCAAGATCGCGAGCTTCAGCATACATATCCATGGCTTCAGTTTCAGATCTTAAAGTTCTATGCTCTACGTAACAAATCTGTGGAGAATTAACCATCTGACATAACAAACGTGCATATTCTTGGCGTTTATATAACGGCAATGGGTTACCTGGCATGTGCACATCAAACACCATATATCTAGCGTCAGGAGAATTATTAAAAGACCTAATATCACCACTAAGATCATCAAAAGATTTTCCAGGAACTATAATTTCACCGTCTATTCTAGCTACATGCAGCTCTCGCAAGCCTTCTATAAGATTGTCTAGTCCTTGGAATTCTCTACCGTATCTAGAGTACATATGTTCGTTTTCGTATATACATCTAAGACCATCAATTTTAAAACTGCCAAGGCATGGCCAAGTAATTTTACCCGGTTCATAAAGTTTTGCTAGTTGCACACTAAATTCGGGAATAGCTCCAGGCCAGACTTTATTAATTGTCTTAGCTTGTACACCCATACGCATATCTTTGTTTAGTATTCTCAAAAGAAGACTTTGTGATAATGGCTCTAGTCTATTTAATTCAATTATAACTGCTTTCTTTGCTGCAGAGCCTGTCAATTTTCTAGAGCTTAAAGCTATCAAAAGTTGTGAGGTATTACTATCGAACATTTCAGTACCAACTGTGGTAGCCCAATGTTCTGTAGGCTTTATATAATACTGAACGTATGGATTATAACATGAAATAAGAACTGTAAGTAGTCCAGGATTAGCTCGCAAAATCTGCTGTTTAGCAATAGATCCACTTGCCGACGCCACTTTAAGAATAACTTGCATCTGTTCTGCGCTAGTCATACATTTCTCCCATTAAATGAATAAATTCATCAACATCAGCTTTGTTCCAGATAATAAATACCTTGTGCCCAAGTTTAGCTAAAACGTTATGGCATTCTTGTTGTAAAGGACTTATAACGCCGTGCTCTTGTTTAACTTCTACAAAAACTATACCTCCTCTAGATAAAAGAACTATTCTATCTGGTACACCTCTGTGCGCTGGAGAAGAAAATTTATAGCATAACCAGCCTTTCTCCTTACACCGTTTAACTAAGTACTTTTCAATTACAGATTCACGCATCGAAATACTCCTGTCTGACAGCCTGCGTATACAAACTCCAAGTCAATGTAAAAAGTCTGTTAAGTATGGCCGGCCTAGCTCTAGTAATATATTCGTATTTAAAAAACTGCAAATATTCCATGAAATCTGGCTTTATTTGTCCAGTATTTCTAGCCATTTGAAACTTTGAAAAGTTTGAAATAAGGTTATACTTAGAATCAGATTCATCAATTTGGAGCGCCTCAAAATACTCTGTAAAGCTTTGCATAATTACCCCTTTTTATACCTGTTATTAATGTACCCTTCAGCTCGCAATGGCAGTCCCTTAGCCCAAGATGGAACTGATGCCATTAGTGATTCAAACTCTGCCAAGTTTGCTTTCTCCATATTAACCTCCGCTACTACTTCGTCATAAACTGAAAAAATAATTGGATAGCCCGCCTCAGTCAATTTAAACTTGCCATAGTATAACAAGTCTCTACCAAGGGCTTGAATAATATTTTCAGCCCATTTACCAGGTGACATAAATTTTTTAGCCCAGGTTTTTGTTGTCTGATTTACAGACCAACATGTTACTTCAGGCCCATAAGTCCCATTTTCAATTTTAGGTTCACAATAATACATTGCTCGTCCTGAGGGAAGGACCATTCTAAGCCAAGCACGTCCATTTCTGTCTCGAATTGTTGTCCAAGTTGTTCTATGCGTTTCAAAAGTTCTATCTGGAATTTCAACCGCTGCGATAGCACACTGTTGACAGGCATACCAGAATTGTGGAACTTTGTTATAAAGCTCTCTGAATCCATTAACTGTTTCCCTCGCTGTTTCACGTGAAAGCTTAACACCCCATTTATCAGCGTATTTAATAAAGCCTTCGGCTCCAAGGCCATAGCCACAGCCAAGGATACCCATTTTACCCATTTGTCGTTGTTCTTTAGTTACTTCATCATATGATACATTATACATATGTGTAGCTAAGTCTTTATACTGATCAAATTTATCGGCAAAGCGTTTTATAGCTTCAGTCTGCTCGCATATATACATCAATAAAATAAATTCAATTGAAGAATAGTCTGCAGCTATAATAACGTTTCCTGGGCTAGCTTTAACCATAGACCTAACGAGAGCACGAGCAGACAGAACAGGATTAGCATAAAGAATAGATAAATTATTAAAGGCGTCAATTTCCGCTTCTGGGTCAGGTACAGAAGCCCTCGGAAGATTAAGAAGCTGTAATCCCATACCAGTAATCCTTCCAGTATGAGCACCATAGTAACGAGAATTAAAATACATACGTCCATTGTATTCCTCATTAATAATACGTTTATACTTACCCAATGATGATAGACCCATACCTGCCCTAATCTCTAGCACTTCTGTCAACTCTGGAGGCAAATCATCACGTTGTAACCATTTCTGTAATTCGTCTGCACTAAGGGATTCACATGGATATCCAAGTGTTTCCATCCAGTCTTTTATACGTTTAACTTGAGTTACTTTAGAAACTTTGCCGTTGGTTAACATTGGAAGTCTCTGATTATGCTCATCTAAAAACGCTTCTGTAACTCTTAATATTTGCTTTGCTTCATCCACCGCGACTGGAATACCACGAATATTAATATCATGGTTTAATATCCAGATCTTATTTTCTTCAGGATTTAATCTTTCACAAGGCAACGCTTTAAGAATCCAATATGTAGCATCAACATCGTGCTGGTTATACTCTATAAACATTCTCCATTGGCCTTGTAATGAGGATAAAATATTTCCTTTACTATCTAGGCCAAATGGTGGCGTACAAAAAAGCTTTATCAGCTGTTTACCAATAGAGTCTTTTTGTACTGCTACACGTAATACTTTGGCTGCATCAGCTAAGTTTTGAGGCAATCCATATCGTGCACATAATGCCTGAACATCCTGACATCTATCAATTTTAAGCTCAGGCCAGCCATACTTTTTAACCCCTACGTTATTCCATATTCCGAGCTCAAATTCCAAATTAAAAGCGTAAATAGTATCAGAACCGTTAAAAACTGTTGGAAAAGGCTGTCCAGGATACCAAAATCGTACAAGGTCATTGTCTTTTTTATAACCCAATACTAAAATATCTGTTGACGGATCAGTATGGTATCGCATTCCTCCTGACACTGTAATATCAACATTAGATCGTGTTTCAAAGTCTATTATAATCATTGCAGTCTCCATCAATCGTTGATTATTAGTCTGCATTAAAAATCCCGAACTGTTCGGGTCAGTTCGGGATGTTAATAATTAAAATGCTTCGTCAGATTCAGCCATGGACTCTGCCACGTTAGCAAATGCAGTCTGTGCAGACTGACGTCCATCAAGCCGGTCATCATCACGCTTTTTCATGACATTCTGCAAACCTACGCCAACACCAATGCCTCCACCGCGATTAAACGGGTAAAGCCTAATGTCTGCGTAGCCCCAACAGCCGCTATAAAAATCTTCCTGATTTATTATAGGCTGCGCGTACTTGTCCACTACGCCAATGGGATTGTCGCTAGATGCACTGAGGAACATCATGCCCTGGTAGCCCGCGCGCGAGGCTTTTGCGGACTCATCGCCCGCTTCAGCATAATACTGATCGCCATCTCGCAAGGGATAACGGAATGACCTAGACTTAGTCTGCGCCTCGTTAAACGTGCCCTTAGTAATTCCGGCTTTTATAGCGTCATCTACGGCTTTCTTAATAGCTTCTACAGCCTTTGTATCAGACTTAGGGAACATAAGTCCGCACGAATACTTAAGCTTGCCAGACAGGTTAGCCTTAGGTTCAAACACGTTGACATACGTAAAACGGCAAAGAGGAGTAATCATAGTCTTAATCCTTGTAATTAATTGTGATAACCAGTTTTGATGCGACGGTAGTTTTCTTGTACCTTTACATCAATTCGCCTCAAACAATCCTCCCAACTAAACCCGAAATTCATCAGGAGGCTATCCAAGAAGAAGATGACATCGCCAATCTCTTCAAGGAAATTATCTGCGTTCATTTTTGGGACACCATTATAGTTTTTCCATGGCTTCCAGTCAAATGAATGCAAAATTTCTGTAACTTCGTCAATGGTAGCCAAACACAAGTCGCGAGCCCTAGCTTGTTGTCCACCTGTTATAGTTTCACTTATTGTAGCCATAGGAGGATACCCAAGGGCTATATGGTATTCTCGAATTTTGTCCACAATAGCTGGTATTTCAGGCATAGGAATATATTCCCAGGTACCTTGAAACACTTGCTCGCCAGTTTTTTCTTTGCTAGTCCGTTTACTAAAGTATACCGACTCTACACCAGCTGAACGCAATGCTGCGGCGCAATTTTCACAGGGCTCTAAAGTACAATAACATGCGTATGGAGCCCCATGACAATGATTAAGCGCATTACGTTCTGCATGCGTTGCAACACAATAACCATTCTCGGCTTTCATACAGTGGCCTGAGTCTATACAATGCGGTGCTTTTGGTAAACTACCATTATATCCACAAGCTACTATATGATTGTCTTTGTCAACAAGTACACATCCCACTTGCTTATCACAACAAGTGCTACGCTGCGCCACAATATGCGCTATACGCATAAAATAAATCTTAAAACTTGGTCGGCGCATACGGTTCTCCACAAGACATTTTGCCCTGCTTACAAGTATCCTCAACACATTGCGGGCCAACCCATCTGAACAACTCCGGAAACCACTCGTAACAAACGCTATAAATACTCATAGCAACTTCTCGAGTTTCAATGGTATTCCGTTTACACAGTCTCTGATTAAGAATTGCAGCCCATTCACGAGCATTTGCCGTCATCACCATATTTACAGTCATAGCTTCGGGCAATACCATTCGTGCTTGATCTTTTGGTATACCGTTTTCTATACTTGCACTGTAAACTCGCACGGCTTCTTCAATAGACTTGGTCATTTGCTTTGTATATTGCTGCGTGATAATAGGGTAATCAGAATAGTTCTGATAGTGTTGAGAACTGCATGTATAGCTTGCCAAACGATGTCTAGTAATTTGAGACATAAAAGCTCGAGAAACGCCAGTAATATAAATACACAAACTAGCATGCTCCAAAGGAGAACGATGATCGGCCATATAAAGAAACCTAATAAGAGCTTCAATTTTGGCGGTCTCATTCTCAACCTCAGGCAAACGGGCCATAGTTTGTTTAGCAGCAAAAGCTACTATATGTGCAGGTTTAGGCGTTGCCCATATCTTTTGAACGTGTGTCAATACCTGATTCATTATGGTCCTCTGCATACATTAGGAACATTATGTTACAGGCTGCATGAGCAAGATGTGATAATCCAGTCTCAGAATCTACTTTTATACCATTACGATATGCCAGTAAATGTCTAAGTGTTGCGGCATAATATCTATCTTGCAAATTTGGGACCTGTTTCCAAGACTCTGGGGCGTATTTATTAGCTCCAAAAGTCAAGACTTTACCAAGTTCGATAATAAAGTCTGGAGTTACGAGGTCAAGACGAACTTTGTCTTTGTCGTGCTTTTTACTATAATAGTCTTTACCCATTGTTTACTCCAATGGCCCCGAAAGTCTTAAAACTCTCGGGGCCTGTTATTAGTTAATCAGTCGGGGCTTCGACCTGTTCAAGTTCACCAAGGAGGATAGAAGCAAGCTCAAGCTCGGCCGTGGCAATCTGTACGCGCAAGTCATTCTTGTGGCTGGGATCTGCGTCATAGCGCTTCTGGGCATTAGTAAGGGCAGTAGCAGCGCGCTGTTCACGCTTCTGAGCTGCAACCAGAGTCTCTTCAAAAGACTTAGGTTCAGCAATTTTCTTTTCTTTGGGAGCAGGTTTAGCAGCTGCGGCTTCCTCAGCAGAACCAATACGATACGTTCCGTCTTCATTCTTAATGGGGTAATAGCCCATGAGACGAAGCTGAGCGAACACAGAAGCCAGGGACTTATCATTAATTCCCAACGCTTCCATAAGAGACTGTTTTGTTGCACCACCGTCGTTAATGAGGGCAATAGCACGTTCACGATTGTTGGACATTGCAGTGAGATCGATAGCCATGATAAACTCCAATATAGTTAAAGGTTAATGAACTTTTTGATAAAAATATAATACTACTTTTTACACCGGATGTAAACAAAAATTTTGCCAAAATTCAAACTTTTTTCTCAGTAACACTAGAAAACGGATTTGGCATTTCTGTTTCATCATCCTCAGCCACAACTTTAGGTTGTCCTTGCGGAACTTCTATAAAGTCTGCAAACTCTTTGTCTTTTTTCACCTCCTTGCAAATCTTTTCTATTTGTGCTGGCGATCTGAATTTAGTCTCATACATATCGTCTGGGTCAAGCTCATACTTTTCCATAAGATACTTTGCGGCCAAAGCTTCATCACGCCATTTGCGGTTAGCTCGTCCATAAACTACTTTATATCCTGGCATTTTATGCCCACGCAAAAGCTCTGCCAAGATATACTCTTTTGTCGCTTTAATTTGTGACTCAAGAATAGGCAACGACTTGTAAAACTCAATAAGCTCTTCTTGCGTAAGCGCCGCGTTATTCTCAGCTTGTGAATATGCTGCGAATACTGATTTTGCAGCTTCTTGCGCTTGAATATAACAAGCTCGGCATACTGCTTTACATTGACACCATCTGCAAGTCTCTTCGCTTGGATTAAATCTAGGATTGTCAGACTTAGCATTTGCTATAGCTGGTATAACAATCATGTTTTTCCAAGTCAAAAGCTTATCATACGTAATTTCTACGCATTGATAATTCTGCATACGAGGCTGGATAACATGCAAGTACAATTGCTTTGTTGTATCAAGCTTCAAAGTGTCAATAGCACCGAGCATATAAGCCATGAATTGCGCGTTGTCATGGGCATCTACCAAGATATTCGCGCCAAATTTATAGTCAAAGAGATTAATAGACTCATTAGACACAGCTATAACATCTGCTGTACCAGAAAGGCCATCAATCCCTCTGACTGCAACTTTAGTCTCAGTAAGGACTTGCGCGTTCTGCAAAAATGGCGAAATATAATCCCAGGCATCTCTACAAGCCACACGATGTTCTGGGTCTGGAATGTCTTGCAACTCTATCTTATTTTTAACGAGTTGTTCCATATACTCGTGAAGCATGGTGCCTTCACGTGCATAACTTGATTCAACGCCAACGGGCTGAACAGAGTCATACAAAGACACTGAACCAGGACACGCTATAATGCGCGCCAATTGACTAGGACTGAATGTCGCGTGCATCTTCCACCTCGTTGGTTTCTTCGTCTTCAATAAACAAATCCCTATTGTCAAGAATAAACGTCAAAAGTTTTATGTTTTTTGATGACGGATCGATATATGACTTGGCCAAAGCATAACCGATAGTATGTTCAACCGATCCAATTTCTTTGATAAAAGTATCATATTCATCCAAAAATGACTGAACAGCATACTCAGATAAAAAGTTAACTCTATTAGACATAATTACCTCCGGTTTTGGTTTTGAAGTTCAATGCCATATTGACGTACCATTTCATCAACTTTTTTACTATATTGGCAACTGCCAATTACCGATATAATAACTGCCATAATCAGCGTAATTATAACGCAAAAACTTTCTTTACTCATGTGACTCTCCAAACTTAATAACAGTTAATAAGGGCGCAAATCCAGTCTCAGGGTCAGTTTTTGTAAATACTCTAATCATATCCCTACCTGAGTCATTAACTGAATATCCAAGGTAGTGAATGATGTCAATTAGTATTCTTTTAGCCGTTACCACTCGAAACTCTTGACTTAGACTTTTTGCAGTAACTTCAAGAGCCCGCCGAATACCATCTTCTTGGCCTGTTGCAAAGCCATCGTAATAATCCTTATCCATTATTCGTCTCCAAAGATAAAAGTTGCATAAGGCCTGCCATACTCTGTTATAGTAAGTTCATAACCAGACCAAACATAAGCTAATGGCGAGTCAGGCTCAAAGAACTTAGCGTTAGCATTAAGCCAGTCCTGTGCCTGTTCTTTAGTTTCACAAGTATCTAGACCTGATGCCGCGTCATCAAAGTCATCAGTTATTGACCTCGTTATACTAGGACAAGGATAAGGCAAACGGCCATGATACATACATTCGCCTGATAGACTCTCAAAATTACATCCCATTCCGTAACACATAGTCTTTCTCCTAGTTTGGGTTAACTATACTAATAAATTTTTCAGTCGCATCAAAATAAAGTGAAATATCTGTAAAACTTGGAATTACGCCGGTTTGATGAACTGAAATAACTGTACCTGTGCCAGATTTATGCTGCGAAAAATGAATATTACTGGCTTTTAACTGCGCTATAGTTGCTTCTAGACCTTTAATCATGGCAAGGTCAAGCAAATCTACCAACAACATTATAGCCTCCTTGTCTTGTTTTATTGAGCGCGCATGCAAATCTGCATGCGCGCTAATATTATTACTTACGCGTTGAAATAACAGTAAACGGCGCCTGATAGCTGTACGGGCCCTCGCCTTCATTATACAAGCTATTCATCAGTTCAACTGCGCGCTGAAGAACGCCTTCCAGGCCAGATTCAAGATAGGCCTGTTCGAAGTCAGTCGCAATGTCGATCTCAGCAGTATGATAACCGTCTTGCCATTCTGCATTAGATACTTTCTGTTCCAATTCAGTCAACATAGTCTTTCTCCTTGTCTTGTCTTGTTTTGTTATTGCGCGCATGCAAATCTGCATGCGCGCAAATTAGTTAAATGTTGTTAGTAACAATGTCATTGATAATTTGGTCAAACTTGGCATCATCAGCATTGAATTGCATCAAGTCATACAACGCTTTCATGAAGCCGTATACGCCAGCATCTTCATACGCATTAGTCAAAATTATCGATGTTTCGCGCAGAATAAATTGACGTGACTTTTCTTGCTGTTCGTTAGTCAAGTTTTCTTCGAAGTCGTCGAAAATTTCGACATCATTGTACTGACTGGAAAAGTCATAGTACTTGTCATTGTCGTTTTTGAACTGTTCGCTGTACTTCTTAGTCTTCATAGTCTTTTCCTCGCATTGTTGAAGTTTACGTTTTTCAGCGTTTGCTGAAAGTTTCTTTAACCTCTAAACAATTATAATATAACATAAATAACGCTGGTTGTAAATAAAAATATTACCATTTATAGAAAAAAGTTTTACTGATTATAAATAATATTATCCGCAATACAAAAAGAACATAAATAGTCTTTCCCTATTTTTCGCCAGCCGTGTGACATTGCGTATCGTTGTAAACCTCTAATATTATTAAACTCGATAGTTTCCCGTTTACACTTCATACACCGTATAAAGCATATTAGCCCAGTTAAATCACTTGGCGGATTATTTGGACCTATTGGTGAATTTTCACGCCTATCATTATAAATATAAAACCTACTCATCGCAGTCCTCCGCAATAGGCATAACCCAGAATTTATGATTCCAATAGCCATCTGGTCTCTTTACAGCGCACAGTTGACCATGCTCAAAAGCCAAGGATTTCTTTTGCATTACAAAAGTCTGGGCCCCAAGAAAGGCCGTGCAAAACCGTTGTAAAGACCGCTTCAATTCAGCCATTGTAAAATTAGTAACACCTTTATATTTTAGTAATGTAGCTATTTGAGTGGTTTTCATAAATCGTTTGTCTAAGGCTGTTATTGAGAAATGCTGAATTGCCTCAAGTGCATGAACATTTGTAGAATATGGAAACTCTTCTCTTAATACGATGTCAATAGACGACTCTAATGCCAGGTCTCTGTTATTGATAGTCACCAATTGAGTTTGATGCTTTGTCATAGTCCATGGTGACTCCCCTCGTGCTAATGCTTCATGAAACTCCTTTCTAAGATTATTGTAAAGCTGATGCAAGTCAATATCTAGCATAGCTGATGTGTCAATATAATCTATTTTGCCATACCATAGTCGTCTACTGCCATTTTGAGATATTATCTGTTCTAGCTCATTAGACGTACCTACGAGTATGGCTTTACGCTTTAGTGCAGTCTCATTTGTCTGATAAATATCAGTAAAAGATGTTGTATTACCAGTGATTATCGATTTAAAAAACGAGCCAGACTTTTTGTGATTCATGAACCCTTCAAACTCGTCTACCAAGACTATAGCACGAGTCGAAAGATACCGAATAAAGTCGCGTTTTGCTTTCTCTGAGTCTAATTCTTGGTTTATGTCTTTACGGAGAAACTCTAATGGCTGAGGCAATAATAATTTAAAAAATGTAGTTTTGTAAGTATTTTCTTCTCCAAGTATTGCAAACATACCACCGTTGTCTTCAAAGGTCTGTGCTATCGGGTCATGTAACTTTATTAATAACATTAGGGTCTTGTATAACATGGTCTTACATAACTCTACGTCCTGATTCTTCGACCACTTGATAAGAGATGAAAAATACTCCCATGTATTCTTTGACGAGTCTGGATTTAATTGCCTTGGTCTATCAGCAAAATATCGTGGATATTTGTATTCTAAGGATAATTTATCATTTGGCGTATCAAGCCATAATGTAAACACATCTATACTAGAACGAGGCTCCTCAAGCCATGCTTGCACAAAATTGACTGTTGAAGTTAATCCTTTCCATAATGAGTCCTGGCATAGCCTCCAAGTTGCAACTTGCAGCTTAACCGGAGTAAATGGCCCATAGTAGCCAAACATATTATGAACATCGTTTAACAAGAAATATTTCTCAATAATATCATGGTCGCCAGTTAAATAGACCTCTATGCCATTTGCTGAATATAGCTTGAGGTGATACTTATTGATTAAATAAGAAAAGTTGCAATACTCTGCTTTATCAGGAACTAAAGAGTTAGGCTTTGCTCGCCGCGGATAATTAAATTGAAACTCTAACGCGATTTTAAACAGGGTATTAAAGGTTATATTGTTCTCTGGTGCAGATGAGAAGCTTTCCCACTTCTTTGCTACATCCTGGTCTGATACAAATGCCACTTTATCTTGAACCGACCACTTTATATACATTGCCAGTCCATTTGGTAAATTATTTGTTTTTACCGCATAGTCATGCAATGCCATGCCAATGGTTATCCAGAAGTGATAATGTTCATACTTTGTATTTGTTATTTGATAATACACCTCTTTAATGCGTGGAGACTGGTCTATCGGAATAAGGAAGAGGGCCTGCTCTATCTCTTGAATAGAGGGCACAACTTGCGCAGAGGAAATTGCTTTTGTATCACGCAAGTCTGTGTTGTATTGCTGAGAAGACTGCGCTGTTATACCAAAAAGAATAGACAATAGCTCTATTGGAACCTCTGATATAGTATTTGAAGAGTTGGGCAATTTTCGCCCTGTTGTTACCATGTAATTGTTTTTTATGCTAAGTTGACCGTCAAAGTCTTTAGACTTGTAATATGACTTTGTTAAGCCAGATTTGTCTGTTTTTATAATAACATGGAGGCCTGTATTAGATGTGGAGAATTCTGTATAGGTGGTAGTTATTAATTTTTGTATAGGTGTAGGGAGTTTTGATATTACTTGGTCTTGGAATACCATAAGATATTCTTCAGAAAATGGGGAAGAGATTTGCAACTGTGATTTGAGGTAGTCTTTTACTTCTTTTGATGTGTCTATATCTATTATACAAAAAGGATTTGATTTAGACGTTATAAAGCCGTATAATCCCAATGGTGTTGTAGGCGAGTCTGATGCCATTAGTGTTGGTAGATCTGTCGTAAACTTATGGTGTTCTTCGTCTGGAGCTATTAGTGGACGCTTTGAAGTTGGTGAGAATGATCGTGTCCAGCCTTGTGTGCAAGCCCAATCAAAGGGTATATTAGTTTCTGGCATTAGTAAACTCCTGTAAAAATGTGGTTACGTGAAAAGGTATATCACATTTATAAATATTTGTAAAGACTTTCTTTTGATGATTATTCATCATTTTATGATGAAAATTGGGAATAATCGTTAACATATGGCGATTCTTTGTTACTTTTTTCACAAAGTGTGATTTCCATTTTTTTCCAAGTTTAGTGTAACTTATTAGAATACTTGAATAATCACAAAATGACGAAGAGAAGATGAGAAGTGGGGGCTATTTTAAAAACCCCGTCTACGGAGCCCCGCAAATTTAATTGGGCCCAAAAAAAAAAGGCCTTTTTTCGCAACAATAATATTGTATTTATTCTATTTCACTTTTTTTTCAATAAAAATAATAAAAAATATAATAATTATAAAGAGTTATAGGATTGGTCGCTGGAATTGAAGAATTAGTCCCAGTGTAATGCAGATGAAAAATTTACCACTTTTTCGTCATCTGATAACGATTAATCGTCAAAAGTAGTATGCCGGGGTCCAGCGATACAAAACTAGTCTTTTCAAGAGGCAGGTCTTGCAATATAGAGCTATTTTTCAAAAACCGCGGGCCCAGCGATACAGAACCAGTCTTTTCGGCGGGCCCAGCAATACGGAACCAGTCTTTTCGGCGCGTGAGGCCAACTTGACGAGTATTCTACCATGGTATAAGCAATCGTTTAGCTAGTCTTCATGGTATCGTTGGCCCAACTATATTTTGTTGCGAGCCAGTCTTGCCAGGCCGGCCGGATTGCCGGAGCCATCGGTGCCAGTCCGCGAGCTGGGCCAGTCTTGCCGGGCCGGAGCTCATGGCCGGGACGAGCGTAGCGAGGCATGGCGAGTAGGCGCCCACCCTACCTCGCCTGCGAGGTGGGGCATCGCCCGAGCGTAGCGAGGGTGGGCGTATCCAGGGGTTTCAGGGGATTTCCCCTGAATCCAGGGATATTCCACCTGAGCGTAGCGAAGGCCAAATCGAGCGTAGCGAGATTGGCTGTTGTGGCAACGCCACAACAGTGGAATACCGATTGTAGCACCCCGAGAGGGGCCAAATCGAGCGCAGCGAGATTGGCTGGCGAGGCAACGCCTCGGCAGTGCTCTTTTGAGGGGTACCTAAAAAATTTTTCGGAGCGAAGCGGAGAAAAATTTTTTAGGGGAGTATGAAAAAGTTGTTGACTTTTCAATGATGTTATGAGATAAGTTTTTCATGAAGAATGGAGGTAAAAAGATATGAGTAAGGTTAATTATTTGGTTAATGGGATTAGGTTAGTTGGTAGGGTTAAATTTTGTGAGATAATAGAAAAGATTTACGGAAGTGTTGAATATATGTATGATGAGAAGGATACTTTCGTAATTTTTTGGTATGGTGATTTCTATTTGTATAATGAAACATTTGATGAATGGTACTTATTAAGTTGGGGGTGTATGAAAAAAATTGAAAAAAATTGAAAAAAGTTGTTGACAGGGTCAAGGGTTTTGATGTATAAGGTAATTGTTGGTTAGGGAATAGAAAAGAAAAAAGTTAATTTGGAGGTGAAAAAAAAAAAAAGATGAAAAAAGATGAAAAAAGTTGTTGACAGAGTCAAGGGTTTTGATGTATAAGGTAATTGTTGGTTAGGGAATTGTTGGAAGGTAATGAAGGAAAGAGAATTTCAAATTATAGGAGAATGAGTTATGTTGATGAGTGAAGTTATTGAGATGGTAAAGGGTTTTGTGGAAGGTTGTGAAGTGGAAGAAATTAAGGAATTGAAAAAGGGATTGATGGAAGTTTTAAAGATAGAAAAGGGTGAAGGAAGGAAGGAAGAAGTATTGAGGATATTAAAGGAGGAGGGGAAAATTAGTATTGTTGATATTAGTAAGAGGTTGAATATTAGTGCGAAAAATGTGAGTAGTCAATTGTGTTATTTGAAAAAGGAAGGGATAAAGATAGGAACTTCAAGTGATGGGAAGAAATTCATAGAAGAGTAAAACTTGTGGGTGGGTGGGTGGGTAGAAAAGTTAAAGTAATAGTTTAAGAAAAGACAAAAATGAGGGCCTTCGGAACCCCGGGGCACCTCCTTCGTATTCCGTGCAACCCGAAGGGCCAACTCAAAGCTTGGGGTGGGGCTTTGTCGCCGCGGCGACAAGCCTTGCCGGACGCTCTAGCGTCCGGCAACCCGAAGGGCCGACTCAAGCTTTGGGGTGGTGCTTGGCGCAACGCGACAAGTATTGCCGGAATACGAAGAAGGGGCCCCGGGGTGCCGAAGGCCCGAACTTTTTGTCTTTAGGTCCTCCACCGTTATATTTCGCCACTTTTTCTCTATAATCATCGAATGATGATACCGCTACTTTTTTCTCTATAATCATCAAATGATGATACCATCGTTGTATTTCGCTATCTTTTTTTCTCTATAATCATCAAATGATGATACTCTTGCTGCATTAAAGTTAAAATAAAGCCTTATTAGAAATATTAAAAAGGTATAAACTTTTAATGCAACTAAATACAGCTCATTATACTAAGTACCAAATCTAGATTTTCTCTATTCCAAGACTTCTTATGGTCCTACAACATTTGACGATTACTCTAAAAACTATTTACATTTATTTCATTTTGTGTTACAGGAAAAATATGATTTCGAATACTGATACAGCACTTATCCGCCTTTATTATGAAAATTTCGGGTTTGCACCGAACGAAGTGGCATCTCTCGTTGGACAGCCAATTCCTGTTGTAGAAGCGCTAATTAAACAACGGAAGTTCCAGGCGCCAGCAGAAGCCAAAATGGAATCAGACAAAAAAGAGGCCCTTCTAGAGCATAATCTCGATAAACAGATAGCTCTTGAACCGTATTATGCTCGGGCCGAGGCCGTTCTCCTTGGTAAGCTAACTGATCTAGCTGAAACAATTGATCCTAGAGATCCCGCAGCTCCCGCTTCTATAGCGGCAATAACAAAAGCGTTTAAAGATTTGAGATCCCCTGATACGCAAGCCAAACTTAATTCTTCGGCAGGCGAAGCAGGCGGTGTAACAGTACAAATTCTTAACCAACTGTAATTATGGCAGCAATAACTATACCATATAATTTTAAACCGCGCGAGTACCAACGAGGTCTATACAATTGTCTTGCGCAAGGTTATACCCGTGGTATAGCGGTTATGCATCGCCGAGCTGGTAAAGACAAAGTTTGCATTAATATAATGGCTCGAGAGGCCTTTAAACGCGTTGGAAGCTACTTCTATATCCTCCCATATTACACACAGGCACGAAGGATTGTGTGGGAAGGACTTGACAAAGATGGCTTCAGGCTGATAGATCACTTCCCAAAGCAGCTCGTAGCACGAAAAGACAACCAACAGATGACCCTGGAATTGGCAAACGGGTCATTTGTGCGCTTTTTGGGGTCAGATAATATAGACTCTATCGTTGGTACAAACCCAGTCGGTGTTATATTTTCAGAGTTTTCACTCCATAAAGTTGATGCATGGAACTATTTGCGGCCAATTTTGATTGAGAATGGTGGCTGGGCTCTTTTTAATGGCACCCCACGTGGTAAAAATCACATGTATCGGCTACTTGAGGCGGCAAAACAGGACCCCAACTGGTATTGGGACGTCAAAACAATAGATGATACTGGTGTTATGACTGCTGAACAAGTGGAGCAAGAGATACAAACTGGGATGCCAAGAGCTTTGGCGCTCCAAGAGTTTTATTGTAGCTTTGATGCAGCTATGGTAGGCTCGTATTATGGCGAGGCTATAGCTCAGATTGACCAACAGCATCATATTACTCAAGTACCCTGGGACCCGAGTTATCCAGTTAGCACCTTTTGGGACCTTGGTGTTAGTGATATGACCGTTGTGGGATGTTTTCAGCAGATTGACAATAAAATTAATATTATTGATGTTATCGCTGATAATGGCAAAGGGCTCGAGTATTATGTAAAAGAGCTGCAAGCTAAGCCTTATAGCTATGGGTATCATATATTGCCCCACGACGTACGCGTGCGTGAGTTAGGCACGGGCGAGTCACGTATTGAGACACTTGATAAACTTGGACTACGACGTCTTACCGTGGCTAAAAAGGTGTCCGTAGAGGACGGGATTCATGCGGCACGTAATTTGATTCATAAGTGCTGGTTCGATGATATTCGTACAGCTAAATTGATAGAAGCTCTTAAGCAGTACCGAGCTAGTTGGGACCCAGAAAAAGAGTGTTATGGTGCACCGATACATGACTGGGCTAGTCATTATGCTGATGCTTTTCGGATGCTAGCCGTGGCCCTTATTGATAAGCCCGAGGAGACTATTCGTCGGCCCGTTGCAGTTGGGACTGACTATAATCCTCTGGAGATTGATAATCCTGTTTATAGAGCAAGAACATTTAATCGGCTACCCAGGGTAGTTGATGGGTGGTCATTATGAGCAGAACAGCGCCTATGGCCGTTAGTACTTTAAGAGACGCAAAAAATACTCATAATGAGCAAGAACGGCGGCAGGTCAATATTGAGAAGAGTTTGCTTGATATAGACAAAGACCCTGAAGCCCAGATTAGAAAAATTCAGCGGCAAGGGACAACTTTAATTGGCTATGATAGAAATGCTCCGGAGGCTTTGAGACCTCCTACTACTAGGAGATAACTATGGGAAAAGTATTTAGTGGCGGCGGCAGTAAGCCTGATACAAGTGCGTATGATAGACAGCTTGAAGAGCAGAGAAAGGCAACGGAGAAAGCTGAGGCCGAGGCTGCTCGTCTTAAAGCTGACCAGGATGCCGCAGAAGAACGTCGTAAACAGGGACGTACTTCACTTATTAAGACAAGCGCAATGGGCGATATGGACACTACGAGTGTAAAGCGCAGGTCTCTTCTTGGAGGCTAATATGTCTATGACACAAGTAGAGTTATGGAAACAAAAATTTAACCAGATGGCCTCGGACCGAGCTACTTTTAATGCTCAATGGGACGAAGTAGCCAAAGTGGTATGTCCTGATGCTGCACGTTTTTCTTCAGAGTTTAATACTCCTGGAGAGCGGCGTAATCAGGAGCTCTATGACTCTACTGGTGTACATGCCAATGAGCTGCTCGCCTCTGGTTTTTATTCTCTTCTTACTTCGCCCTCTCAGCGCTGGTTTGAGTTGCTTACTAATGACGAAGATATAAATGCAGATCGTGAAGTTGAGTTGTGGTTGCGTGAAGTAAGTAATCGCATGTATGCTGAGATGAGTCGTCCAACGACAGGCTTTATTACAGCAGTGCATGAGGTGTATCATTCTCTTGGGGCCTTTGGTAATGGTATTCTGTTTGTGACAGAGTCTGATGATCTTAAGTCATTGCGTTTTGTATCATTGCCACTGCAAGAATGCTATTTTGCAGAATCTGCGAGTACTAGAGTAGATACATTGTATCGTAAGTATAAACGAACCGCAGCGCAGCTCGTTAAAACTTTTGGTATAGAGGCGGTTTCTGATCATACTCGCGAACTGTACGAAAAGAATAATAGCCAAGAAAAAATTGATGTTTTACATATTATAGAGCCAAAGCAAGATAGCAGAGAGTACCAGTCGTGCTATATAGAGTACGAGTTGGGGCATATCTTGTCTAAAGGACGTTTTGAAGAATGTCCATTTATGTGCCCAAGGTTCTATAAAACATCGTATGAAGTTTACGGTCGTGGGCCTGGATCTTCTGCTCTGCCAGATCTTAAAATGTTGCAGCAAATTGCTAAAACAACAATTAAAGGCGCGCAGAAAATTGTAGATCCACCTCTTATGATACCAGACCAGGGGTTCATAGGTGATATTCGTACTATGCCAGGTGGTATATCATACTTTAGGTCTGGATTGTCTAAAGAAGATAGGATAATACCTCTTCAGACAGGTGGTAACCCCGGACTGGGTGTAGATCTATCACAAGATATTCGTGCTCGTGTTCGTGAGATGTTTTATATCGATCAACTGCAGTTGAATAATGGTCCTCAGATGACCGCAACTGAGGTTATTCAGCGAACAGAGGAACGAATGCGCTTGCTTGGTCCTGTTACAGGGCGAGCTCAGGCAGAACTTCTTGGCCCATGTGTTATTCGTACTTTTGGATTACTTAGTCGCGCAGGTAGACTCCCAGATCCACCAGAGATTATGATGGATCCTTCTGTTAAACTTCGTGTGGTTTATCAGTCTCCAATGATGAAAGCACAGGAGCAGACAGAAGCAAATGGCCTTCTGCGTGTTACTCAGTTAGTAGCACCTTTCATGTCTATAGACCCCTCTGTTATGGATGTATTTAATCCAGAAGCAATAGCAAGGGGCGTGGGTCATATGTACTCGCTTAATCCTAACTTCTTTAGATCTGAAGAAGAGGTTCAAGCTATCCGTCAACAGCGTGCTGAGCAGCAACAGCAGCAGCAAATGGTGGAGATGCTTAACCAGGGTGGCGCAGGTATTAAAGACCTGGCACAAGGCATGGAAACTATGGGAGGTATGCAGTAATGGCTCTTAGCGCTGAAGAAATACAGCAAGCATATAGGCGCGTGTTTTCTTCTCCAGATGCTCAGATAGTGCTAGCTGACTTGGTTAGAGCGCATTGCTGTTTGGAATCAACTTTTAGCTCGCCCGAAGACTCAGACACTATAGTAGCATATAGAGAGGGCGGACGAAACGCTGTTTTGCGATTGCTTGCTATGGCAGGTAAACGTTTAACGGTAACGGAGTAAATATGGACAATCTCGATACCGGGACCCAGAATGTCAATGGTGGTGATGGTGGCCAGCAGGGCAATGAATCAAAGTTTACTGGTCCTGAATGGATGGCCTCTCTTCCTGATGATCTTAAAGCGTCTAAGTCATTGGGCAAATTTAAAGACGTAGAAAATTTGGCTCGCGGCTATATTAATGCGGAACAGCTCGTGGGACGCGATAAAATTCCGATGCCTAAAACTGATGCGGAATTCGCAGAAGTTTATACAAAGCTTGGATGTCCCGTTGATATTGCCGAATACAAAGTAGCTTATGAGTCCGATGGCATTTCCGATGATATTAAAGCTACTTTGGCAGAAGATCTAAAAGCATTTTTGCCAATGGCCAAAGCCAATGGACTGAATAATAAGCAGGCCAATGGTATTTTTTCTGAGTATGTCAAGCTGATGGCTGCGTCAGCTAAAGATGCTCAGGAGAAGAAAGATGCGGAGTTTGCCGCGGCAGACAAAGCTATTAAAGCCGAGTTTGGCGAGGCTACGGATGTTAAACTTGAGCTCGCAAATCGCATGATAACCGCTCTTGGAGGCGAAAAAGTTGTTAATGCGATAGCAAATTCTGGCTTGGGGCGTAATCCTGAATTTGTCAAGATGATGGTTAAACTTGGAGAAGCACATGCAGAACAGCTTGGTATAGATAAGACTGGAAATAATAGTCTTATGACTCCAGCTGATTTGCGGGCACAGATTGCCACTCTTCAAGCTCATCCTGCTTATATGGATGCCTCACATCCAGAACATAAATCGGTTGTGGATCGCGTGCAACAGTTGTTTTTGCGCGCATCGCAAAAGTAACCATAAGAGAAATCCGGTTACTATGCACCTGGGCCTCTATTGAGATAACCCGCTGTTAAACTTTAAATCATGGAGAACAGTATGTCTTTTGAAGTTACTGAAGCCATGGTGCAGCAGTATAATAGCAACATTGCGCTGGTTTGCCAGCAGAAAATGAGCCGTTTGCGCCAGGCAGTTCGTGTTGAGTCTATTCATGCCGAGTTTGAGTATTTTGACCAGATTGGCCCGACGGAAGCTCAGCCTCGTGGTGGCCGTCATAGCGATACTCCGCTTATGTCTACGCCGCATATGCGTAGGCGCGTGACGAGCGTGCCCTATAACTGGGCTGACATGGTTGATAATCCTGATAAGCTTCGTATGCTTGCTGATCCTACATCTCCGTATGTGCAGAATGCCGTCATGGCCTTTAATCGTACTATGGACGCTGTGATTGTTAACGCTATGGTTGGTACTGCGTATACTGGCAAAGAAGGCGGTACTCCTGTGGCCTTTGATACGACTAATCAGGTTATTGCGCATAACTCTTCTGGACTTACTATCGCAAAGCTTATTGCTGCGCGTGAGAAGTTCTGGAAGAATGAAGTGGACGAAAGTATTCCGCTGTATATTGCTGTGACTGCTGCACAGCTCAAAGATCTCCTCGGTACTACGCAGGTGACTAGCGCGGATTATAACTCTGTTAAGGCGCTTGTCCAGGGCGAAATTAATACCTTTATGGGCTTTAATTTCATCCGTTATGAGAAGCTTCCTTACGATGCTACTACGGGTCGCGATGTTCTTGCCTGGGCTAAGGACGGGGTTCTGCTTGCTCTGGCTGAGGATATTACCACTAGGGTTACGGAGCGTCCTGATAAGAACTATAGCACTCAGGTGTATGTTGAAATGGACCTGGGAGCCGTTCGTATGGAAGAAAAGAAAGTTGTTAAAATCCAGTGCACGGAGGCCTAGTTATGCAGTATTCTGATTTGGCAACCATGCAGGTGAAGAATGGAACTTCTCGCCCTGCTCCGTCTGATTATTATGGCCGTGTGCGTGTAGCGTGTATTGATACTAAGCTGACGGCCGCGGATACCAAAATTCTTCTTGTTCGTCTTCCTGCTGGCCGAATTCGTGTTCTCGCGGCTTCTCAGGTTACTGGCGGGCTGGCTACAAATGCTACTACTATCAAAATTGGTTATCCAGCATATACTAAGTTTGATGGTACTACGCAGGCTGCAGATGATGACGCTCTGATGCCTGCTACAGCTTCTTCTAGCGTGTCGGCGAAGGCTCTCAATAACTTTGTTTTTGAGTCTGCTAGTGGCGTGGATATTGAAGCTACGCTCTCGGCTAATGGC